AACAAGAGCACAATGATTGCGCCTAAGAATAGAGTCTCAGATTTGATAGATGCCATGTTGAATGAGTTTTATAAGTTCCTGCGATGACTCCCAAAATAATCTTTTATCCTTAAGCTCCGCTTGCAATATCTGAAGTGCCACACATACCGGCATGCCACGCTCCATCACATACCAAGCGGCAACCTTAACCAGTCTCTCGTCCGCTTGCTGATCCGTCATAACTCTCGAGCTGCTTTCTTGATGAGTATCTTGATTGCATCATCAAGCTTGTTGACCGATGTGTGAATCATCTTAAGGAGGTCACGCTTCTCGTTATCGTTTGACATCGGATGGTTGAGCATCAACTGCACAAGCCCTGAGATGTTGGTCAGTGGCTGTCGTATCTCATGGCTCAGCATAAATCTGAACTCCTCAAGAAGCAACTTCTGCCGCTCATGATTGTGCGAGCTGATGGAGGTGACATCAACTAACTGTATCCCGACAAAGTGCAAGGTCTCGCCAATGGCGAAGCAGTTCCAAATGTTGTATCTGTCGATGGTATTCTTTTGGCGAGTGCGAGCATAGACACGCGATGGATCTGGCGAATGCAACCGAGCCAATTGAACGGCCTTGATGAAATCTTCTTGGTCACCCTCGATGCTTATGATGTCACTTATTTTACTAGGCTTGATGTGGCTGACATAATTCTTGAACAGCTCATTGCTTGAGACAATAAGCCCATGCTCATCAGTCACCACATAGAAGAGGTCAATCGAATTCTCTAAGATGAAGAGCGAAGACATGCAGAGAGTTCGCTGTAAAGATTATTCCAAGCGGACATCGAGCTCCATGCCCATTGCGCTGTGAGGTAGATTGTAAATGTCAAGAGCATGCCCATGATAGGGGCATCCATTGTTGGCTTGTACTCGGTGAACTCAGTGCGCGGCTTGATAATGATCTTAGCCTCTGGCTTGGGAGCAAGAAGGAATGCAGAGGTGCTCGGTGTGATTGTATCGCTTGCGTAGTTTTGCTGCATAGGAATCGGCTCTAGCGTTGGCTCATCGGCAGGCAGCTCGTAAGTCTGCCCCCATTGATTAGTGCAATAGTTACGGCCAAAGATAGTGAATTTCTCCATTGACTGATACACGATCTGCGGCTCGATGTGAATAGTGTGATGATGTGTATGGACTTTGCAGCCAAGACCCACCACGCAACCTTCATCGATTGTAGTATACGTTGAGTCTCTTCCGTCATCCATTGTCATTTGCTTTAGGTATATATCCTGCGGCCACCATAGCTGCAACGATGGCTGCAAGTGTCTCTGTTGTTATCTGCTTAAAGATAAGCGCGAACACAGAGCAGAGAATCACTAATGAGCCAATCGTTGGCCTCCAGTGCTTAACGATTATATCAAGCACTTGCCTTGGTTTGCTGACTCTTCTTGCGGCCATAGTTTTCAAACGATTGGTGTGAAATATAGTTGCGCCTCTTTCTTGCGTCTTCTTACAAGGCCCGTTGAAACCTCGCCGCCTGCCCTGTTCCACTTGAGGAACTCAGCTGCAATTCTCGGATCGTTAGGGTTGGCTTTGACAAACCTCAACAGCTGCGACTTAGCAAGGTTGCCTGCTCCCAGGTTATAGGTAAAACTTACAAGCGCATCAAACTGATTTTGATTCACCTTGGTGGTGTTAAGAAGTCCAAGCACGCTGCCCTCGAACTCCTTAAGGTGGTCTTTTAGAAGCTGCGCCGCCTGAGCATTGGTGATTGTCTGCCCGAGCTTCACCTTGCTGCCGTCCTCGTAGAAGGTTGCGCCGTAGCCAATGGTCGGCACTCCTGCTGAGCAAAGGTAGGATGTCAGCCGCAAGCCCTCAAACTCTTGGATAAGTCTGATGCCGTTAGCTGAGGATTTCATATTGGAATTGTAATGTGCAGTATTCCAATGCTATTGCAGCAGTTGTAGTTTCTAATGATACAGCGCACGTATTGTTAGTTACTTCTGCTCCAATTGACAATTCAACAATCTCTGCTAATATTCCAGCAAATGACCATTGTAAAATACCAAAGCATTGTTTAACGGTTGTAAAGTCTGATGCTACTGGAAGCTCAATTTCAAATGCGCCTGTTGTTTCTCCAGCATCCATTGTAATTCCCAATTGAGCAGATACTGTTACAATATTTCCAACTCGGATGTAAGATGCTGCGTTTACATTTACAGCAATATTATTTGTTTCTCCACTTATAGTCGGCGAATAGCTGCTACTTGACAAGATGTTCCCCAATTCAATCTGCTTGGATGTGCCTTGCGGAGATTGCGAGTTGTCGCTGATGTCTACGATGTACAACAAGTCTTCTGCAACTGGTGCAGTTAGTATTCCTAAGTCGGTAATTTTTACGCCTGCCATGATTCGATTGGTTTAAAGGTTATTAAAGGTAAGTATTTTACCCAATCAAGAGATGACTGCTCGACCTCCTCGATTGAGATTATCCAGTTGCCATCTGAATCTTGGATTGGGTTGAAGTAATTATCAGCAACAAACTCGACACCATCGAGCCATCTTGCTTGTTCTTCTGTGAGTAGGTGAACTTCCATTATACTTGACGGGATAAGGTTGTTTGAAAGGCTTGAACTGAGTTGTAGAGTGCCAATGCTTCAACATCAGTTAAGCCGCTGCCGATAGTTGAGAAGGCGCATTGTCTATTAGAAAATAAACTTGAAACATTATTGTTTGATATTGCACCTATAAATATTTTCTGAGATGGTAAAGATTGAACTCCAGTTATAATATTAGATGCAATAGTTAAGCCGTTACGATATAGCTTTCGGCTTGATGAATTGATAATTGAACCACTGAAAAATCCACTACCATCTGCAACCGTAGTTGCTGCTAAAAATGAAGTTGTTGCACTATTAGCCGCAAAAAATGAAGCATTTGATGTTGCTCTTCTTACACCTAATGCAATTAAACTTGGGTCTAATGCTTGGTTTGGTACTGCTCCCATATCAATAGCTGTTGCACTTGTACTTGCTGCAACAGTTCTTGAATAATAGCTTAATGAATTATTGTTTGCCGATAATGAAGTTGATACGGAAATAAAAGTGTCAGCATATCCATTAGTGCCATTAAAAGCAACACCATTAGCTGAGTGAGTTATTCCACCGACAAAGCTAAGTCTGAAAGCAGCATTTGTGTCAGCAGGATTTTTAAGATTAAACTTATGCGTTGTTGCCGTTCCTCCTACCATCGGATAAATGGCACTCATTTTCGCCCAAGTCCCATCTGCTTTCATTGATATCACCAATGTGCAAATAGCAGATGTGATGGTTGCATCTGTGATACCAGTAGCACTTAAGAATGCAACTGCATCTGGGTCGCATCCAGTAGCGTAAGAATATGGGTTGACTAAGAAACTCATGCGTAGTTACCGATTAACATTACCTTTAATCCTTTTGCAGTGCCATTGCCAATCTGGTCAATGTCGATGGTTATCTCCGCATCATCGGCAAGAGCAGTGTCGCTTATCACCACTGGAGTGGCAGCTGTTGTGCTTGTCTTTTCGGTGTTGTCAATGGTCAGCTTAGTGCTTAAAATACTTGTGCCACCTTCATTGATGTCAACAGTGAAGATAGTACCACTTGCCTGAGCGGTTGTGAGCGATGCTCTTACCGCAGTTAATGTCACAGCCCTTGGCATGCGGAAAGTAATCTTTGCCGTGCCGGCAGTAAGCGCAGTGGTCTCATCTGATGCCGCAACAACAAGCTCGAACGGAGTGGCATAGTTACCGCTGCCAACTATCGAAGTCGAGTTGATGGTCTTGATGTTTGTGCCGCTTACCAGTGCAGCTTGCTTAGCATCGAATGCCGTCCAATCAGCTGTGCTCAATGCACCTCTGTTGGCTGCACTTGCAGTTGGTAGGTTGAAGGTATGAGTTGCAGTTGTCGATGATATAGCAAAGTCAGTGCCTGCCGTTCCAACTGCGAGGTATTGCGTGTTGGCTGTTAGTCCGTTCAATGCTGATATGCCTCCTGCGAAGTTAGTAATCACTTGACATAGATGGCTGTCCTGCGTGTGCATGGTTATTGTCCTGCCTCCTACTGAGTTGACAATGTACACTCTTAATGCAAGCCTGTCCGTTACAAGTAGCGTTGTTTGTGGTATGGCAAGAGAAGTCAAGTAAAGGTCAATGATTGTGCCCCCTGTTATCGCCTCAGGTACTAATGAACTATTAGCGATTGTAGTGAATGTTATACCATCATATTTTAACAACTCAACGTAGAATGCTGGTGTACCACCAATAGAGGAAGCTGACATGAATATCTCGAAATTCCAGTTCCCTGCTGGTATCTCTAATCGGTTCGGGTCACCTACATCTGTAAGCCATTGGCTTATCAGCCCGTTCCCTGCCTTATTGAAGTCTGCGTTAGTTCCTATTCCTACCA